AAGCCATAGGAACCGCGGCCAATGGCGTAGTTTGCCTGCTGGAATGGGTCGAGCTTGGCGAACTGCATAGCACGCGCAGATGCTCGATCTTCCTGCTGCTGCTCATACATTTCCGGCGATACGCCGAACAGGGATTGGACAATTTCAGCCATGATTAATTTTCCAATCCGCCGAGGGCGAGAGGATTGTAACTTCCATCTGAAAAATCACTTACATAAGGATTTCCAGGCGCGTTTGGTAAGTATGAATACGGGTCAAAGCTGCTAGCAGCACGACGCAAAGCCGGATTCTGACTGCCCTGAATCAACGCTGTCGCAAACGGATTATAAGCATTTGCCGAATACATTGAATTAGCAGCTCCCATTCCGCCAGTAAGCAAAGCCTGTGCGCCTGCGTTACTTTGCCCCCTCGCACCGATGTTAATGCCAATGTCCAACGGTTGCTGGCCCAAGCCTTCCAAAAATTTTGCCTGTTGCAGATACGCCTCGTAAGGGCCAAGCGCCTCTGTTTGACCTCGATAGCCTTGGCTAATCAGGTTTCCGCCAGTTGCCGACAGCCCTGCACCGTAAGCAATTCGCCGCTGACCAGCCTCCATAGATTGAGCAGCAATGTCCGCATCTTGCTGTTGTATAGCGTTGTAGTATGCCTCCATCTCAGGATTAGCTGCGCTGAGGCCAAGACCGCCGCCTGGACGAAGCCCTGTAGCACCTACAGACAAACCACCCCGGCCAGTTTGGAATAGATTGTTTCGCAATTGAGCAAGCTGGCGATCACGGCTTGGAGCCAAAAGATTTTGCTTGTCGGCCATGTATTGTTCAGCCGCAGCCTGTGGAGACTGAGCCAGATATTGGCTGCCAAGATTAAACAAACTTTCCCCGGCCTGACTCAAAGGGGCAAACTGTTCGGGAGCCATCTCCGCCTGAAACAAGCCGCGCCCAGACAATCCCATGAATCGGTCTTGAAAGCCGCGCAATTCAGGAGCCAGCGTATAGCCTGCGCCACTAACTCGACCATCAGGGCCAGTCTGGAAATTTGACGAGCCGAATCGCGTCGTGACTCCAACCGGACGGAATCGGGCTTCGTCAGCCGCCAGTTGAGCAGAGGCCATCTGTGCATCGGCCTGCTTTTGCGCTGCACTTCTTGCGGTGCGGCCTTGAATCAATCCGCCAACAATTTCACCCATAATTTTCTCTCCAGAGATACAGCTTTCTACTTATTCCATCTAGACATTTGTGATTTTCTAATACTTTAAAACCTGTTATTACAGCCCACTTAACCATCTTTTCATTATCTATAAGCGGCATTGCGTATATATCTTGATTCTGCTTTTTAGCCCAATCGTGCCAATCTTTAGTAAACTCTTTCTTTATACTTTTTGTCCATTTAAATACATCCATGTGGACAAATAACAAACCGTTTACGTCTTCTGTGTAGATAATGTAATCATTAGTTGTAATTGCAGGAATCTTCAAACAGTCCTCTTCCACATAAATACTGTGATGTACGGCTGATAGTTCGCATTTGTCGCGCTTGCGCCCGCGCTATCAACTGTTATCCCTGTAAAAGCAGACCCAGTGTTATATGTTGTATTTGATACTGCTGGTTCAACACCAACAGTAGAAACACCTGCGGGCACTGTTCCGTTAACTACACCTGTAGTTGTATGTAGATGCCCAGGATCAGTAAGTGTATGCGTATGTGTCGGCAAAGTAGCGTTAGCAGCGCCGCCAGTTTCTTCAGCCGTATCAAATAAAACATTGCCTGCGTCAAAGCCAACAGGCACCCGTCCTGCGCCGAATGCTGTCCAAGTGCCGAAGCCTAAGAGAGTTCCTGGATTCGTCGCATCGGTCGCGTTGATGTAGATCGAACCCACAGGATGCAGAGCCGCCATTGCCGCCTGAACAAAAGCTGTGGTTGCAAGCTGCGTCGTGCTAGTGCTGAAAGAAGCAGTAGGCGCAAGAGGCGTTCCTGTAAACGTAGGCGATGCCAGATCAGCTTTAGTCGCCACGGCCACCGCAATATTGACAAACTCGGTGTTGATCTCTGTGCCCTTAACAATCTTCAGCGGGTCGCCAGAGGTCAGCGCGTCTTTTGTTGCGAAGTTTGTGCTCTGTACATAATTTGACACGTCATTCTCCTTGCTTTAAGTATGCGACTAGCATCTCTAAATCTTGCAACGATGCCGCACCTTTTATCCGATTAGCTTTCCAAGAAATCACTTGGATATTGTCGCGTGTGTAGCCTTTTGTTGAATCTATTCTATCAATGCTAGGGCTGTTATCTCTAAATCCTGCATTGTTAAATTCAAGTTTAATGCCAAAAATAGGACAGCAACCGTCAGCAGGGTAGATTGATTTTATGTCCTCTACATTTATTTCGTGTTCACGATTATTTAACTTGGCCCTTTGCTTTGATGCGTTTATAAGCATTTGCAAACGGTATTCAAAATTAAGTCGTCTATTTCTCTGATAATTTCGAGAATACTCAAGATGCTCATCTTTGTTTTCTTCTCTACGCTGCGTTTGGCGCTTGTTATCACAAATTCGGCAGTTGTATTGCAAGCCATCTTTTGCTGCGTTGTTTAATGAAAACTCCGCAGGAAACTTTTCTTCCTTGCACGTGTTGCAAGTTTTTGTTGAATGAACCAACCGAATCGGACTCATACTGTTTTCCCGTTCTTCGATTGAATCTCAATGCGTTGAATGGATAATGCAGACCCGTTTATATCTGCCTCGTAACCAGTCTGCACGATTTTACCGCTTCCACTAGCCGACACGCTTAAAGTCTGCAAAGCCACACCATTGGCGTATTCAGCTATTACGGTAGCATTTGCGCCGTATTCAGCAATGTTGTATTCACTAACTTGCTGCGTCGGTATTTGAGCATTTGCCGACAGATAATTTGTCGTAAAGTCAAACGCCCATTTCATCGTTACAAATTGATTCGTGCCGCCAATCACAACCACCTTCAGCCGCTTGAGCAGAGAGGTGACATTGGCATCGCCTAAGTCAGCATGGTTGGTGTAATACTGAAAGCGATAAGCAATCGTATCGTCTTGTTCGCCAGTGTATTTTGCAATGTAACCAGTCTTGCCAAGAAACAAATCGCCATTGCGCCGAGACAGTAGCGCCGAGGGTTCGATGGAATCCCATGTCGTAACCCGGAAAGCGCCATCCTGCAACTGGCCCCGAGTGTCAAAACAAAACACCTCTTTGACAAACGGCAACACCAGCAGATAAAACGCCTCGGTTTCGGAATAAACAGACTTGATGTTTGCCAGCGTTTCGGCGGCAATGATGTTCATCAGGTCGCTACGCACGTTCTTTGACAAGTCGCCAATCGGCACAGACTTCTCGATTATCGTTCGCGCAAATGACCTAACGCCAGAATTGGACAAAAACAAAACGTCCTTGCCGGTGCTTTGAATGGAGTCTCTGGAGATGCAGCCGATACCCGCTACGGTATCCGCCAGCGTCATCGTTGACGGTGTGGTGGCACCCGAATAGACAAGAATCTGGCGCTGGCCGAAGATAATCAGGAAGTTGTTATGCGCCGCCAGGCCGGTAATGTTATCCGCACCATTCGGCCATACCTGATTGATGTTCAGCGTGCCGGATGTGCCGCCAGTCCAAACATGGCCGGAAAGAAGATCAGAGAAAGATATGGTCGTGTTGTCGGTAGAAGTATCTGCTACCCAGAGCCGCCCATAGGCACTGATTACAATGTTGCCCAAAGGCACAGTTCCGGCATAACCTGTTTTCTCACTAACGCGTCGGAATGTCGTGGTGCTAACAGCAGGGTCGAATATCAGCGGGTCAAAGCCTGACTGGAAGAAATAAGTAATGCCATTAAGCGAGGCGCAAGACCAATTGTTCGCCGTGATAGTCGGCGCAACACCGCCGCCGCCGTAGGTCAATTCGACCACAGCGTTCGAGCTGTCGAGCTTGAATAGCTTGTTGTTACCGGAAAACAGGATGGTCAATGTGCCATCGGTTTGCACTAGCTCATGGATTACACCAGGGTTATTCGCCCCAAGCGTGCCGGATGATGCGTTCACCCTAGACCAGCCATTCCGAGATCCGATGCGCCCGAACTGGTCAATAACGCAATTTGTTGCAACCAAAGCAAAGCCAGCCGCCAAATCTGTAGGCGAGTCTTGCGTATTCAGCCCTAGAAATCCTGGGGCTGAAATGCTGGCAGTTTGGAGGGATTGGCTCATATTGCCAAAAACTCTTGATTTTCAGGGTAGCGGGTGCCTTCCAGCGCAATCTGGTCAGCCAGCATACCGCGATAAAGCTGATATGCCTCGGATGAGTTCAGACCGCCATCCTCGCCACGCTCCACCAGCGCCCGCGCATAGGCGTTCTGCACCACCAGAGAGTCAGAAACAAGGACTGAGGTAGAGTCAGCAGCCAGCGTTGCTTGCGGCACAGTAAGCGAAAAAGGGATGCTGTAGACACCATCGGGCCGAGGGTAAAGCACCACTTTGGTATCCCCGTTGCCATCCACGCCATCAAATGAATAATACTGTGGAAGCCCGTTTGTCGTGGGAACAAGATTTTGATAGCGGTTCATCTCGACAAAACTGATGTTTTGCAGCCCGACATTCGATGTGACGTTGATCGCGTCCTGAACCTGAAACTTCTGGCCAGCGCCGGTCATTGAATAGATGTAAGTCGAGGCCACCGTGGTAATGGTCACGGTTGTTCCAAGCACGTTCCAGCTAAAGGAATCTTCGATTTGGCGCTTTGCATCGTTAACGAAAAGACCGATCAGGGT